TTGGAACTTCCACAGCCCTTTCAACTGAATTTTCTAATAATAGTTCCATTTTGATTGAGTCTTCACACAATAAGTTCTTTGAAGTAAGACTAAATACTGTTACAAGTGCAACTTCAGCAAATATTGGTGAGACATGGACATTCGGCACAATAAGCGGTGCAAATGTTTATTATGCAAATGCATTTAATATTGTTGGTTCTTCAACAACATTGACTTCAGAATTTGCAAATGGTGATACAATTGTAATTGAAACTGCTGATAAAGTCTATAAGAGTGTTACACTAAATAAAGTAAATAGTGCAACCACCGCTAACCTTGTCGCTAACTGGACACTTGCTGATGTGTCTGGTGCTAACGCTTATTATTATACAGGAAACATAGCATAATGCCGGCCTATACTAGTAAAGAATTAAGTATATTGAATGCAAAGGCTTTCGTTGAGTCTTTGTCACATGAAGATGGAAGAAATACTAAAGCATCAAACATCCTCTATGCTATGCTAGGGAAGATTGAAGCGTGGACTAACGAACCAAATCCAGATACTCCAATTCAAACTGATTTTGATAAACATGGTGATATTTGGAGACACGCTATTGGTGCAAAAAGAATACAGCCAGGCAATGTAAGTCATGTTGTTCCTAGATACAATTGGACGGCAGGAACAGTGTATGCTATGTATCGTGATAGAGATACAAATCTATATACTCGTCCATTCTATGTGATGACAGATGAAAATAATGTTTATAAATGTTTGTATAATAATAAAGGTGCGGTATCAACAGTTAAACCAACAGATTTATCAACTCTTCCATTCACTCTATCTGATGGTTATACTTGGAAATATTTGTATACCATCTCCTTGGGTGAAGCAGACAAATATTTAACTGCGGCACATATGCCTGTCAAGACAATTACTTCTTCAGATGGTTCTGTAGAGGGGGATAGACAGGTTGCTGTTCAAAATGCCGCTGTAAATGGCTCCATTGAAATTGTTGAGACAGTAGCGCCGGGCTCTGGATATCACAAAATTGCAAATGGCGTTGTTGAATCTGCTACCACAACTACAATTAAATTATCTGCGGCTGGTGATAATCCTCCTTCTTCAGTCGATAATTTTTACAATAACTCAAGTATATACATTAATACTGGAACTGGCGCTGGACAACTTAGGAGAATTATTGACTATGTTGGTGCTACAAAAACATTTGTTGTAAATTCTGCATTTACTACAATTGCTAACACAGACTCTAGAGTTATCGTATCACCATCAATAGTAATTCGTGGAGATGGACAAGGTGCGCTTGCTTATACTGAGGTTGATGCACAAGGAACTATTGCGAATGTAAGCGTCATTTCTGTAGGACGAGGATATACAGAAGCATATGCGACAATTACCGCCAATTCCATTCATGGTGGCGGAGCGACTGCTAATGTTATTATCTCTCCTGTAGGTGGACATGGTAGAGATTCTGTCCGTGAGTTGGGTGGAGATAAAATTCTATTAAATGTTCAGTTTGAAGGTTCTGAAGGAATTTCTGCTAATGGTAATGGTTATATTCCAGCAAACACAGATTTCCGTTCGATTAGTATTCTTAAAGACCCTATCTTGAAATGTGATTCAAATAACAACTTTGTTGCTGTAGAAGCAATCGCAAATACATCAAATAGCCCTGCTACTTTAAGACTCACAACAAGAGCATTGGTTTCATATCAGCAAATGAATGGTGATACTCCAGTAAATGCATTTACTGTTGGTGAAACGATTTCTAATGAAAGAGTGAGACTTCTTGCTGAAAATGGTGGACTCGAATTTGTAACTGAACTTAATCCTAATAAGCGGGCGGTTCAAGCGGCCAATAATGCGGCACTTGGTGCTAATGCTGATATCATTTTCATCAAAAGAGCAGAGACAGAAAGCGATACATCCTTCTATAATATTTACCTAAATAATGTACAGAGTTATAGTAATCGTGTTCCTTTTACTAATGATGACCAGATTATCAAGAGAGGTTTTGCAACAAAGATTGCAACAATCTCAAGTATTAAGGGGCCTGAAGCAAATACACATTCTGGTGAAATTCTTTACACCGAAAATATTGAAAAGGTGACTAGGGATGTTGACCAGACAGAAGACATAAAAATCATTCTGGATTTCTAAAGGTAAGATAAATGACAATTGAAACCAATCTAAACCAAAGTCCATTTTTTGACGACTACAACGAGAATAAAGATTTTCATCGCATTCTCTTTCGTCCAGGCTTTGCTGTACAAGCAAGAGAATTAACACAACTTCAGACTATTCTTCAAAAGCAAGTCGAAAGATTTGGTGACCATATCTTTGTGGATGGAACAGTTGTAACTGGTGTTGGACTAACGACAGATAATGTTGACTTTGTAAAACTGAGAGATAAAGACGCTAACAATAGAGTCGTTTTGGTTTCCGACTTTAATTCTGGTGGTTCTCTTATGAATCTTGTTGCAGTTCAAGCATCAACTGGTATGACTGCTAAACTTGTAAATATCACTGAAGGTTCAGAAGCCGCCGCTCCTAATTATCTTACTGCACACCTATTCTATACAAACTCTGGCGCAAATAATACAACTAAAGTTTTTGCTGATGACAGTCCTATTGTATTCCGTCATGCTGGAAACAATGCTTTTGTTGTAGCGGCCAATTCAATTCAAACGAGTTCAACTGGACTTGGTTTGAAAGCAAGCACCACAGATGGTATTGTTTATCACAAAGGACACTTCATCCGTTGTGCTAGACAGTCTGCTATTATTGGTAAATATACAACAACGCCTAGTGTATCTCTTGGATTTAGAACAGTCGAAAGCACGATTGATTCAAATCAGGATAGTTCTCTTCTTGATAATGCAACAGGTTCTACCAATGCATCTGCGCCAGGCGCATCGAGACTAAAACTAGTTCCTACTCTCACATCATATAATTATGGTTTTGCAAACACTGTAAACTTCTTCCAAATCGCAAAGATTAAAGATGGTTCTGTAGAACAAAGAAATACAAAAACCATTTACAATGAATTGGGTAACTACATTGCAGAAAGAATTTATGACACAAATGGTGACTATGTAGTTGACCCGTTTGGTATTCGTATTCGTGAACACCTAAAGAAGTCGAACAGTCTTGGTAGATATTCTGTTGCTGAAGGTGGTAACACTTCACTTCTCGTTGCTGAAATTGAGAAGGGTAAAGGTTATGTAAACGGTTTCCAAATTGAACTTGCTGGTTCAAAATATCTAAACATGGATAAAGCAACCACAACACTTACCGAAAATGCTATCACAATTGGACAAGCATACGGTAATTATGTTGTGTGTAGAGAGGTTGCTGGACCGTGGGATTTTGCAAATCATAAAACCGTATCACTAAGAGATGCTACACAACAAACAATTTCTAGAAAGAATTTTGGAACTGCGGCCGCACTAGGTAGTGAGATTGGAACTGCTAAGATAAGAGCATTCCAATGGGATAGTGGAACATCTGGCGCATACAATGCTCAGTATCGTATGTATATTTTTGATGTTCAAATGAACTCAGGTAAATCTTTTGCTGATGTCCGTAGTTTGTATATCAATAATGCAAGTGGTTCTGACAGTTTTGCAGATATTGTTTTGAATGCAAGTGGTGATGCTAAAATCCAAGAAGGTAATCTCAGAGGACTTGTGTTTGGACTTGGTTCAAAAGGTGCAAAGCAATTTACTGATGAAAGTGGAACAAGAGACACACAATGGGTGGTTCGTAAGAGACTTAGTTCTGTAACTTTTGCTACTGACGGCACAGCACAGTTTGGTGTTGGTAATACTGCCGCTGGTGGAACTGAGACACTCAACGATACTGGTTCACCTATTTCAAATGCAGATGAAAGAAACTATATCATTGTCTCTAAGACTGGAACACGCACCGCATATCATACTGGTAATATTACGACAATTAGTGGTAATACAATTACTGGTTCTGGCACAGCATTCAACACCACATTCAAGGTTGGTGACTTAATTCGTATCGAAGATAGTGCTAATACTTACATTGAGCGTATTACCGCTATTGGTGGAGCGACATCACTCTCTACTGCTAATACTATTTCAGTAACTCGTTCTGGCGCATCCATGAACTATAGCACAGAGTTGCCCGCTGGTAAAATTTGGGATTTGTCAACGAACGGCTCAATCTCAACTGTAAGTTCACCTACACCAACTGCTACGGTTGATTTGGGTATCCATACACTTAATAGCACATTCAATGCAGAAGTTTATTATAATGTTAATAGAACTGATGCTGACCCTGCTAAGAAGACCGTATTTAAGAATAGATATGTTCACTTGAATCTTGGTAGTAATCCAGCAAACAGACTAGGACCATGGCCTCTTGGTGTGTCTGATGTATTCAATATTTCTGCTGTTTACAAGGGTTCAAATACTGGTGTTGCGGCGACTACTGGCACTGATGTTACATCTCACTTTGAACTTGATACAGGACAGAAGGATGCATTCTATGATACATCTTATCTTGTAAAGAAGGAAGACAGCAGTTTAACTTTAACTGCTAATGATGGACTTCTCGTTAAACTAGATTACTTTGGTAGAGACACATCAACAGGATATGGTTTCCTTAATGTCGATTCTTATGCAGACATTATTGATGATGATAATCCTGGCGCATCAACCTCGATTACAACACAAGAGATTCCTAAATTCATATCGCCTACTTCTGGTAGAACATATGACTTGAGAGATAGTGTAGATTTCCGTCCAATTAAAAAGAACTCATACACACCATCGACAACTGGAACTGCGGCAGCCGCTCCTACAAATCCTGCCGCTAATACGGAGTTCTTGTATGATGTAAACTATAGCATCTATACACCTACACCTGATGAAAACTTCCAAGCAGATGTTCAATTCTATCTCCCTCGTAAGGATAGAATTGTTGTATCACAGAGAGGCACATTTAGTGTAATTAAAGGAACTCCTTCTAGAGAGCCGAAATATCCAAATACTCCAGGCGGCACTATGTCACTTGGTGTTGTTGATGTTCCTGTATATCCGTCACTGTCTCCTTATGTTGCGAAGGAGTATAAGCGTCCAGATTATCAAGTAAAACTTGACTTGGATAATAACCGTAGATATACTATGAGAGATTAAAGGGGTGTTGAGCAAAGAGTTAAAACGCTTGAATATTATTCAACTCTCAACTCTCTTGAAAATGCGGCTAAGAATAAGCAACTATTCAGTGATGCTGGTAGTGAAAGATTCAAGAATGGTTTCTTTGTAGATAATTTTGATGGACACAATCTTGCTGATGTGACTAATCCATATTACAAAGCGGCTATCGACAAAAGCAGAAAGCAACTAAGACCCACTTTCCTTAGAAGGGATATTAGTCTTGGTAAGGATGAAACATTTACATCAACCAATGTTCAAGTTACTGGTGATTTGGTAACACTGCCTTATACCGAAACT